CTCAGCGTGCCATTCCTCCACCGTTTCAGGCGGCTTTGGAGGGACGGGTTCCTCTCCGCGTTCCGCACGGCGAGCCGAAACACCGGCAACTGTAGTGCTGACCCGCCCTGCATCTTCTACAGCCTCCAGCGGCTTTTGCTCTACCCCGGCCGTTCGTTCCTCCACGCTCTTGAAAACCGCCGTTTTTCTTGCCTCTTTAGTTCCCAGCAACTTCTCCAAGAAATCCCATATCTTACCGAATACGGTCTGCGGCTGCTGTCTATCTGACACAGCCCACTTTCCATATTCTTTAGCGAAAGCCTCATGGCCTCCACGCGATGCAATCTCTTCTGGCGTTATGATGCCAATGTCCTGTAGCCAATGAACCGCCTCGTGGTTCAGTGTTTCGGGTCCAGCATCACCACGTAAGTAAATGCGGCTTCCCTTCCCCTTAGCGCCTGGCTTATAGACGTAGGCACCACGAGCCTTTTTCCCCTTCAATCCAGCAATCCTAGCAACCTCTACATCGGCATCGAAATAGACTGTAGCTTCTTGTCCACTCGGCAAGCGAATCGTCGCGCTCTTTTTGGCTGGGTCAGACACGACCTCAGCATCCTTCCATGCCGGTATTGCGGCGACGGCATCGACAACTCGCTGATGGAATGGATCGGTTGGCTTTCCAGTCTCGCCCACCGCTTGCTCTTCCGGGACACTGGGTTGCTCCCGTGCCTTGGGTTGAGATTGCTGCTCTCTTCGGGCGGCCGCCACGGCAGCCTGCCGTTCAGGCGCAGAGGTTCCTTTTGCCCCGCCAGCCTTCTCAAATTGCACCCGAGAAGGATTGTCAGGAAGAGAAGCGAGCTTCATGCCAACCGCCGGCAGAGCAAGACTAATTGCCTCGACGCCCAACTGCTTGGCGAAGTCCTTGCTGGCATAGTCGGGAAGATCGTCCCCCAAGACGCCGGCCCGCCCCAGTTCAGCCATTCGATTGGCCAACATCATTTGGCCTACCCCTGACCAACCGCCAGTTTCCAATGCTTTTTTCAGCCCGCCAATAGTCCCTCCCGGTTGCGAAAGCCAGCGGTTGACGATCGCTGCCTTAATGGCCTGGGCTTGGGCAGGCAATGGTATTTTGTTTACTCCCTTTCCCAGCGCCTTCGCGGCCGGACCGGATGCGTGGAGTGTGCCAAACATTATGGCAGTATCGATTCCGCCCTTGGCCAGTGCCGACACAAAACTCTCGGGGCTGCCCTGTTCCAAAATGCCTGCTACTTGCCCCTGTTCATCCACATCTAGACCATAGCGCGTTGCATATCGCTGCATTGCGTTTTGGGCAATCATCTGCGGATTCAGGGCTGCTTGCACACCTGCCTGTGCCATACCACCAGCAACTTTGGCCGTCACTCGCCCCGCAACAGTTTTCCCTACTGCCTTTTCAACCGCCTCGGTGGTAATTTTTTTCGCCCCGCCCGCCAGCCCACCTGTCATTGCTAATTCAACCATGAACGCCGGCATTTCAGAGGTGGCATCCAAAACCTGGGCAAAGAATCCTCTTTTTTCTTCGGCATCCATCTCATTTATCGACCGGGCCACATTCGACAGCAATTCCGACCGCATTCGTTGGTCCAACTTTGGATCGTCCGCCAACTTAGCAGACACGGCGGCATTGAGAGCCTCCTGAACCCTTAATGCGCCCCCAACAAATGGAATGCGTTTGCCGATACCACGAATCAGTCTGGTGGGCGCATCGGAGCCTTGCGCGAGATTTGCCGCATCAAGAACAATTGCTTCGGATATGTTTTCAGAAAATGGCTGGGCGGGGTAGTCACCAAAAAAACCGCCCTTGAACTTGGGAACTTTGGGAGCAATCGATTCCGCCCAACTCACGGTCCCGTCATCGTCGCCGGAATTGGCTTGCCGCAATGCAGCCAGGGCGGCGGTGAAGTGCGGTTCCTTTTGTTCGGGAATGTTTTCCCCGTAAATACTCCGGTAATCCCGCAACATGGAACGGGCGGCAACAATTGCTGGCGACTCTTCTTGTGCGGCCGACTTGGTCGTCACCGGCTGGTCGTTTGGTCCCCATCCGTCATATCCACCATCCCCGACTGCACCCACCTTCGCCATAGCGTCGGCCAGGGGTTTATCGTTCGATCTCCAGCCGCCGACGGCAGCGGCAGAGACGACAGGCGTATCCCGTTCACCCCAGCCCAGTGCAACTTCCTGCTTTTCTGCAATCATCATTGAGCCTTGGTGAATGGTTTACCGTTGCGGAGGTAGACGGCACCGGCGGGAAGCTGGTCGTATTCCTGCTTGGTAACTTCACGGGGCTGTTCTTGCGGCTGTACTTGAACTGCCTCGGGCTGCCCTTGCGGCGATTCCTCGTCGAACGGCTGCGGCTTGTACTCAAACTTGCTCCATATTTTCCGCAACGCCGCTTCTTTTGCATCCCGCTTTTTCTGCCACTTGGCGTATTCCGGGTTTGGCGACTCTTCGCCTATACCCAGGATTCCCGACACGGTTTCGTCCGGCGGCTTATTGTTCGTTTCCCAAGCTTCCAGACCGTTCTGAATGTTTACCTCGATTTCCTTGGCCGATTCGATAGCCGCCTTTCGCTCCGCACTTTCATGCGTCCGCTTCTTCTCCTTGCGCTCATCCGCCCGCTCCTCTGGTGTCTTTGCCAACACCGGCTTCGGATGCTCCCTTTCCCATTCATCTTTCTGGGCCTGACGCCGCTCCCTAACGGCCGCCAGAACATCCTTGTCGATACGGTAGCCTATGGGACCGTTTCTGCGGTCGCCATTCCAAATCAGGGCTTCTAGTTCGCCATTCGCTATTGCCGCCGCCGCAACGTCTGGATCGCAAAGAGTCGGGTTTTGGATGTTCTTGAGCTTCTGTCTTTGACCGGGAGTCAATGGCCGTTGCTGCTGCTCTTGCCCTTGGGGCTGCGGCTGAGCATCTGGAACCTTCTCTGTTGGAACGTCGAACAAGACGGCATCACCTGGCTCTGGCTCCTCCCACGGTGGCGGCACCGGCTCTTGGTCCTGATCCGCCTCTGGTTCCTTGTAGCCGCGTGGCATCTGCAACGTGCCGGACTTGGCGTCGTACTGCCACGGCTTGTCCCGGTCGCTCTCGGGCATCGCCGCAATCAGCTTCTGCCTTTGCAGGTCTGGCGAGCGGGCCTGCTGCTCGGGCGGGATCGGAATGGCCGCCCGGCGAATCTCCGCATCGTTGGCATAGGTCTCGTCAATCAATGTTTGCCGCTGATCGTCCTCGATATCTGGGCTTGACCGAAACTTCGCTCTAGCATTGGCGTTGTCCCGCAACCGCTGTTCATCCTCTTGGCTGGCGATTATCAGTTCACCAGACGCCAACCCCTGAACAATTTGCTGGTCCTTCTCCTCTTGCGCCTGCCGCTGAATCTCGGCCGCCTGCTCGAAGTGCTGCGGATACAGAAACTCGCCGGCCGTGTTGCGGCGGAGAATCTCGTCGCGGGCTACACGCCCCTGGTGCGCCATTTTCAGTAGAACGGCCTTGTGCTTCATGCCGTCCACATCTTGCGGTTCCGGCAATTCCATAAGCTGCTGTTCGGCCGTCTGCCCATAGGCGTGATGGTTGAACAGTGCCGAATCGTCGTAGGCGATGTAATCGTCAATCATGGATACATCTCCAATCGTTTTCGCATGGCCGCTTCGGCCTGCAATGCGTACCCGATCTTTTGTGCCAGTTCTCCGTTGTCCGGCTCCCTGTCGTCCCGCTGATATTGCTCAATGAGGTAGGCGGAACTGGGCCGCTTAGCCGCCCGCAAAGACTCGTTTCGATATGCGTTTGCCCTGCCCATTTCGATCATGGCATCATATTCCTGCCACAACCGTTGCCCAACCTGCCCTTGCGTTTCCATTGGCTGAAGCTGCTGATTCAGGTTGGCCGCAATTTTATTGTACTCCCCGGCGAAATCCGGCGTGGCCGATGGTGCTGTCCCACCAAGCCCCGTGGCCGCCTGTGGCTTGCCACTATCCCCGTCAGAACCAAATGTGGTAACTGGCTTTCCATTTTTAATTATCAGAGGGACACCGCCACGCTTGCCTAATCCACCATTTATGCGAGCATCCCGCTGTTGCGGCGTTTCCAGCGTTCCCTGTTCTGGCGCAACCTGTTGCATACCCGGTTCTGGTACATCCTCTGGATGTTCGAGCTTCCATTGCTCTTGCTGTGTGTTTCGCCAGCCCTTGTCGGCTTCCAATCGGTCTCGGCCGAGTTGATTTTGCTCCCCATGCTGTTGCTTCATTTCGTCAAACTTCCGTTCCTCAAGGCTCTTGGGCTGGCTGGCCGGGAGGAGCTTCCACGGTCTCGGCAGCCCCCGTCGATCGGCCGCCGCGTTGTCGGCCCGCTGCTTCGCGGTCAACGGCTGCCCGTCGATCCCAAGCGGGTTGTCCGGGTCCGGGCCGCCCTCCGGCACGCCGACGTCCAGCACGTTGCCCCCGCCGCCGCGTAAGCGCTCCACTTTCATCCGCCCCTGCCAGTCCATCGCGTGCAGGTACGCCTCACGGTTGAACCGCTCGGCTTCCATTGCCTGCTGCTGCTTGAACCGCTGCTGCTGCATAAGCATCTGGTAGCCGTAGGCTTGCTGCCGGATGCGGGAGCGGTTCTTTCCCGCAGCGTATCCGGCGACCAGGAGCGGGCCGGGGCGGCCGTAGTTTATGGTTATCGGCATGGTAATCTCCCTTTAGGTTGCTTCGGGTGTTGCGGGTTGGGCATCGACGACCTCTTGAATCAGTCGTGCAAGTTCCTCCCAGTTCGGCCCGACGCCGCGGTAGCGGTACTCGCGTTCTGCGGCATCGAGTGCGACGTGCAGCGGCGGCCACTCCTGGGCTTCGTCTGTTGCGGCTTGCAAGTTACCGATGATTTCCAGGTGGTTCAACTGGATGTTGACGTTGTTGGTTTCGGTGGCCGTCAGCAGTTCTTTGTGGAGAACCATCGCCTTGCCGACGTGCTTCTGGACGCAGGCGATGCAAGAGTCGCGGCGGACGTGTTCATTCAGGCGCAAGTATTCGATGATGCTTTGCTCGAAAGAGTGCATCCGCATCATCTTGTCACGGTCGGCACCACAGTGTGGGCAGGTGCGGCGTTTTTCGAGCTTGGCCTTGTGGGCTTCCATCTCTTCGGGTGTCACGTTGGAAAATGGTTCAGACATGATTATGTGTCGCAAGGTGCCCCGGTCGGCGTTGCCGTGCAGTTAGAAAAAGATGAACCAAAGGCACAATTGTAAAAGCCACATGTTTTGCTAACTCCGTCGCATGTATCAAATACAGAATAGGGGCAATATTCAAATCCATAACCAGTGATCATACCCTCTCCTCTTCCTGTACAATGGAAAAACGTAGAGTAACGGGAATCAGTAAAACCATACGCATATGTACCACCCCAATTCCCTATTCCGTCACATTCATCAAATGCAGAACTATGGCATCCACCAAAACCTGCTAATTTGCCATTTCCAGTTGTGTTATAGAATGTCGAATTAGGACAGTCCACATATCCACTCCCACTCCCGCTTGCCGTCCCTTCACATTGGTGAAAACTAGATTCTAAACAATACATAAAGCCGATTCCATTCTTACCATCCGTAGTAGTTCCTATGCCCGTGCAATTCTCGAACGTGCATCCGCGACACCACCAAAATCCGTTGATGTAAGTAGGGTAAGTGGGAGTACCATCTTTTGTAAGATGTGCGTTTGTGCGTTTCCAAACGACGCCACAACATCTCGATATGGCATATCCGTAGCCAATGTAATGTGTGCTAGAAGTTACAGTTACATCTATGGCGTCTGCATCCCACGGCTCGACGACCAATTGACGAAAGTAGTATCTGGAAACGTCCCCTGACACCATGTAATCAATCGTCCCCTTCACCAGCACCTTGACCTTCGGACAATTCTCATCAGGAGTCGTGTGGAGGCAGATATAGTAGATGCAGTCGTCCGAGAACACCGTGTTGAGATTCGTCCACGGGTCATCTTCCGTGCCACTCCCCGTTTCTGCACCTCCACCACTGACTGAATCAACATAATAGGTTATACACGGCCCCTCGTGATCGACACGAGTAATCACGCCGCTGCTGACTTCGTGCGTAAACCACGTGACTGTCCCGTCGGCGTAGATTGGCACGTCATCACAAAAGCAAGTAGAGCATCGACATGGCCCGCCGCCCGGTGTGAAGATGAAATGTTTTGGATCGCCGACCCGCCGACGCGACCGCCCATCCGGCAACCAGTCGGGAACCATCAAGCCGCTGTCGAGTTGTGCGTATCGCTTGGCCATTACGGGCACTCCGCTTCGATCACCACGGCGGTGTCGCCGATCATCGCGTAGACAACCTTTTTGCCGCTGGCTATATCCTCGGCGTCGGTTTTCATCAGCCAATCGTAGACTCTGATATCGTCGCCAGTATCAGAAAACGAACCACCCTCAGCCGTCCACACGCTCATTTCTACGGAGGCGTCGTGCGCCAGCGCCCCATTGAGTTTGCCGATGCCGATTCCGCCGCCCCCGCCAGAATCCAGCAGCAGCCAAGCCACCGGGTTCCCGCTGTCGTCCGTCAGTATCCCGACCTCTTCGCTCAGGTCGGCCGGATGCCCAACTGTCGAGCTTGCCACGCCCGCCGTATCACCCAGCAACGTTCTCGGCTTCACCGCCGCGAACACCTGCCCGACCTCATAGTCCCCGCCGCCGCTCTTTCGCTTGCCGTAGGGCTTCGCAACGGCTATCGAGCTAAAAAACTTCTCACACTCCGGGTCGAACCCACGGCAGACCAGGTAATTATCGTGCGTATCCTCTTCGCAAACCTGCATCATCGCACAGCGAGTAAGATCAACCTTTTTGCCAAGCGGTGCCTTTTCGCCCGTCATCGGATTGTATGGCGGTGGAGTCTTGAAGTGCGGGGCTGGAATACGCTTGAGTTTCCGCATGAACGTCCACCTTACGTTGTAGTTCCAGTATCGCCCAGTTGCGTAGCCAGGTTGCCAAGCTGCTCCAAGTTCGGGTACTCGTCCGTCCTTCGCTCCATAAAAGACATGAACCCTTCGAGCAACTTATTCCGGGCATCAAGCTGGTACTGCTGTAGGCTCTTGTCATCCATCCGCATGTCCATATGGCTCTTGAGCCGAACCAGATCGGCCTCTAATTGCTGAGAACACAGCTTCAAGCGACTGTCCACAAGGTACTGGGCCTTCCCGATCATGACAGTGCTGTATCTCGCCAAACCATCCAGGGCACCGTTGGTTGCCGCTTGCTTCTCCGCCAACTCCTTGTCCTGCTGGGCCGCTTCGTTTCGCAAAGCATCCTGCTGCATGGCATGGCGGCGGTCGATCCCCTCTGCAATCTTTATCACCTCATCGACCATTTCGGCCTGTAGTCTTGTCTCGTTGTCGGCCTTCCATGCTTGCAGCGCCACCCGAATCTGGTAAATGCGGTCAAGCCCTTCCATTGTGCGGGCGCGAAGGGCAACCTTCTGCTCATACAGCTTGTGTTCATTTTCCAACTTCTCCCGATTCAACCGATCATTCAGGTCTGCTATTTCTCTGTTTCGTAAGACAGTGTTGCGATCTCGAATCTGAGCCGTCATTCCAGACGAATAAAATCCCCTGGTTGTCAATTCTTGCAATTGGGCCGCTAGTTCACCGTCCCATTTTTCATTGATCCTCGCCAACTCCGTTGTGCCAAGATTAGTCAGATAGCCCTTGGCCAGCGTATCGTGTGCCGAGAAATCTGTGCTGAGTGCCGATATCTGAACCGTGTAACTGGCAATGTGCGAGGTCTGGCTTGAAGTCAAAGACGTTTCCAGCGACCGGATGGCAGACAGATGCGTGTTATAGTTGGTTGCCAGCTCGGCCAGTTGCGTGGCATAGGCCGACAAGTACGTTTCCAATGCGTCCGATTCGTCGTCAAGAATTGTCTCGATCTTCGCCAAGTGGGCCGTGTAGCTGGTCTCCAGGTCCGCTACCTTGGCGAGAAAAGCGTTCAGTTGCGTGTTGATCGCCTCGGCATCAGTTTGGATATCCGCGTTCGCTGCGAGAATCTTGGCGTCGATTGCCGCCATTAAGCCGGATACCGTTGGGGCATACCACCCATAGAATCCCTCGCTGTTCGCCCCCATCAGGTCGCATTGATCGCTGGTCGCCGTCACGGTGGCATACCAACAATTAACCAAGTCCTGATATCGAAGCTGATTCTTCTGGCGGCCCTCATTGTATGCGTCGGTGAACGTATTTACTAACTGTTGCAGGATTTGCAGATTGTTCATCCGCATTCTGGCCATCGAATAATAAGCAGTCGGCGGCGTCGTACTGGTGTCGTTATAGACATACGTTATTTGCCACCCCTGAGCCACCATCCAACCAACAGCCGATTCGGGGATTTGACTAACGTAATTAAACGCCCACGGGATTGGCGTGCCGCCCTGATAGTTGGGCGTCAAATCATGCAGCGGCACGGATGGCCGAACCAGTTGAAACACGCCCATGATCTGCTCCTACTCGTAAACGAATATCAAGGAAATATTGAGACATTCGGCGTCCCCGTTCGTTCCGGGAACAGTGCATCGAACCTCGACCGCCTCACCCCGATTGATATCATAGTTGGACGTGTTGATTGCAACAGCCGAACTATCGACCCACGTTCCGGCCGTCGAGAGCTGCGGTCCATGCGTAGAGTCTTCTGTGGAAACGAGACTGCCGTTGATCTTCACGTTCACCGAAGGCTGAGTCGCACCAGTATCAGCCTGGACGTGATTGACGGAAAACCCGACTAGATACGCCTTGGCCTTCTGCCACTTGACATACCTCCCGTCTATGTTGGCAAAGATATCTTGCACGTCTCCGTCGTAGACATTCCAGACCGTATAGTCCACCTGCTCGGCTGGCCTGACAGTATCAACCCACAAAGCGGAAAGGTCATGGGCGATGTCCAAAGGCGCTCCGGCAATCGTGATGCTTGCATTCGTCGAAATGGACGTAACTATGCCAAAGTAATCCGTACTCGAATAGGTGTATTTGACCGGCATTCCAATCGCCAGGTCTGACGTATCGGTCATGGCTATCGTGGACGTGCTGGTTGGAGTCGTCGTATACTTGGAGCCGTCAATCTCTTGCCAAGGAAGTTCATTGGCTGCGGTGACGGCATAACCGGCCAGCGTCGAGGCCGTGAGCTTCTTAGCCACCCCGCCTTGAACACAGTAGATCAGATCAGCATCAGCCAGAGTTGCGATCGGATCGAGTGCGGCGGTAAAGGTGGCAATCTCGCCGTGAACGTATGCGGCAAGATCATCTACCGTCGCCTGCCGACCGGTAGCAGTTTGGCAGAACAGCATGTAATCCGTACCGCCGATTGTCGCTTCGTCCAATCCCGAAATATCCAACACTGTGGCCTGGGCGCTGGCATTGACGAAGGTGGCCAGATAATCGACCGTGGCCTCGTACATCGTGCCGCTGTGGTTGATAAGAATGGTGTCGGCCGTGACCACTTCCGACGCCGTTTCCGCCGCCCACAACTCCGCTGTGATGTAGGTGGCAATCTCCGTGGCTGTGCAATACTTCGGCACGCCCGACTGAAGAATGTAAAACTTATTGGCATCCGCCACAGTCCCGGCATCCGTCAAGGCACCGGCGTAGGTGGCGAAGTCGGCCCACAGCTTCGTCTCAATGGCACTGAGCGCGGCCTTCTTGGCCACTCCCGACTGATTAACCAAGAATTCGTCGGTAGCTCCAAGCGTAGCCGCAGACAGACCGGAAATATCCAGGAAGGTGGTTTTGGTGTCCGTGACAATTTGCGTCTCTAAGTTGGCGAGCGTGATGATTTTCGTCGCGGCCGACCGGCCAATCAAAATATCGTCCGATGACAATAAAGTCGTGACGGCGTCCGAGGACCAGACAGTCTCCGTAACGTAGGAGGCAACGTAGGCGACGTCGATCAACTTGCGGACGCCATCACGGTAGATAAAGAAGTCGTCGCCAGCCAACATGGAAGTAACCGCATCGGTTGCGGCCCCGCTGTCGAGGGCGAACGCGGCCAGAGTATCCACGTCAATCTGATAGATCGTGCCTGAGCGATCGGCAAGGATCATGTCGCCCGATACAGCCGGGTCGGCTTCCGACGCTTCGGACCAGGGCGTGCCCACGATGTAGGCAGCCATCAGGTCGATGTCGGCCAGTTTCTTCGTGGCCCCGTCGAACATCAGGAAGTCATACCCGGCAACCACTGAGTCAACTGCCGCCGACGCCGCAAGGACTGTTTCCGTGTAGGCCTCCGCAGCCACCGAAAGTTGGTTGACCGTGGCCTTCTTCGAGGAAGTTTGGACCACCTCCACAAGTTCAGTTCCGGCCAACGTGCTCGCGGCCGACAACGCTGAAATCTTGACGCCCATTATCGCCACCTCCCGCTTTGTGCGGTTTCGAGAATGATTCCTTCGTAAGCCCACTGCGACGCCGCTTGTAGCCAAATCACGATCCAAACGGCCCGAGTCCTCGGATAGCTCATGTGCGACCGCCCGGCCGTCAGGGTGCCGCTGGAAGCCGCATAGGCCGCCGCTGCCGCCGTGCTACCGGCCTGGTAGAGTCCGATGGCCGTCTTGGCGTTCTCCACCGCTTCCTCGGCGGTATCCCCAGTCACAATCCGCCATGTGACCTCTCCGCTACCCAGCCCCAAGGCCCCATGCAAGCTGACCACCCTGCCAAACGAGCCGGGGCCAGCCATCGGAAGCGGGCCGATCAGCAGATGGCTCTCGGCCGGCGTGGCGTCGTCCATCGGCCAGAACCCCTTGTTCACCAAGTCAAAGAACCAGCTTTCCGTGGTCTCGTCCGTCGCAGCGAAGATGTAGACGCCGTTTTCGTCGTGGCTGTAGCCCAGGACGGCCGAATCGACATCGAGAAGCTCCTGCGGGATTCGATCCTCGGATAGGCTTACCGGGAATCCCCCGTTTGCCTGAACCATGTAAATGCCGTCGTTCGCCAGGAAAACAACCGACTCGTCCACTTTCGCCCATGCCGCACTGCTAACGATGCCGACGTTCCTTGATAGGTTACTGAGGCCGCCACCGGCCGCTGGATCGCCTCGAACGATCCAAAGGGTATTTGCGGTCGCCGCCAACAGGAACGCGTCCCTGTGCGGCACAAGAGCCGTGACGGCCTCTCCCACCTCACCAGCCTCCGAAAGCTGAAAGAAGAAGGCCCGACCGGCATCCCCGACATCCTTCCCGTATTCGTAATCGTCGTAATCCCCCTGCCTTGACATTGTGACGGCATTGGTATCGGTACTATCAATCTGGACCATCCGATCCCGGTAGATGCAGGATACCGCCGTCTCGCTGGCAGTTGCCAAGGAGGTAGCAAGGTCAATAAACCTTTCAACGGAATCCTCAGTCCACCGGACTTGCCCATCTTCGGTAAACCGGGTTACGTCAACAGGTGACTCGACCGCGTAAGTTGCGGCCGTTGGCCTGCTGACCGGCATAGAGCCGCCGCGAAGTCGTCGGTCGAATGGGTCTTCCGGGCGAACATTGACGGCCCAGGGCGTCGAGTGACTGCTTTTGACGCCAGAACCATCTCGAACCGTTTGGATATCCGCAGAATCACGAAAACCCGCCCGGCGGTTAATGCCACCGGACGGGAATCTCAATTCGCGGATTTTCGATTGTGCAGCCATTCAGCGTTTCCTATGGTCGCGTGGCAGTGGCAGACAGGGCAAACCGCTCTGCATATCGAACCACAACCACATTCCCAAATTGAGCCTTAGCAATCGCGTCCCTCAAGGACTCTTCCGTAAACCCGCTCTTGTGTGCGTAGAAAGAATTGCCCGAAGCAACTTCACTACGCAAGCCATAAAGCACGTCGGCCGGAGAGATAGGACCACACGGTGCTTGGTAGAGTACGCCGTGCAGGCCAACTTTTGGTATCGCTTCTGCAACCGATTGAATGTCGGGCACTTCCACCACGAGCTTGCCGCCGGGTTTCAGGACGCGGTAGAACTCACTGAGAGCCAAGGGAACTTCATGCTCGGCTAGGTGCTCCAAGTTGTGCGAACTATAGACGGCATCCACCATCGCGTTTTGCATGGGGATATTCGTGATAGACCCAACGATGTCTGGATTGACCTTGGCGTCGATATCCAGCCGAACCTCTCGAAGGCCATCAAATTGACCGGGCGGAAGCGGTGCGGTGCCACAACCGACATGCAGGACGGTTGGGGCGGTAGTGGGGGCTACCACGGGATCGGGCGTAGCGGCCCCAGCTTGCTCCCGCATCTTTCGCACGGGCAGCGAATCTTCACCCAAGGTATACCTGCGCCCCGTCGTATGGCAGATATGCTCGCACCAAATCGACGTGTCCACCATGATCTTCTTGTGTTCCTTGTCAACCTCATCCGTGTACCGCTTGGTGAACCAGAGGTCTTCCGTCATCATCATGCGGCCCCACTGGCCGCCGCAAAACACTGGTATGTTCACGGTCTGGAACCAAGGATTCTCCGGTGTGTGGGGCAAGTTGTCGAACAGAGAGAGACGCAACAGGCAGCAGCCCATTGGGATTCCGACGATCCGTTCTTTGATGACTTCGCCCAGCGTAAACTCGAAATCCACGCCCTGATTCCATTCCCGCCAAAGCAGCGGGAACGGTGGCATAGTTTTCATGCAGTACATGCCGCTGGCGATGTCGTAGTCGGGGTTGTTGTCGAGGAAGTAGGACAGCTTTAACAGCGCATCAGCCGGCATCAGCGTATCCCAATCCGAAAAGAAGAGGTATTTCAACCCCGCTTCTCGCGCCGCATGTACGGCAGAACAACGAGCCACCCCGATCTCCATGCCATCCGCGAACACCTCGATGGCCGCGTGCCCAGGCGGAATGGCAAGATTCGTTCTTGCCCGCTGCCACTCGGGCGTGAGAAGCCCAAGGTGTTGGCCTTGATCTTGGCCGGAAAGCGCAAGCGACTCTCGCAGCGATTGGAGGCAACCCGCCTTGTCGTCCACCTCCAATCGCTGTGCGGCTTCGGCCACTTTGTCCTTTAGGACGGTGCCCTGATCCACGGGAACCATCGGAATCGGGGTGCAAATACCGATTGACCACTGAGCCATAAAAATATTCCTCCTACGCAATTGCTCGATGCCACCAGTTGGTGCCGTCGCAAACAAGGTTGACAGCAGACCCGGAAGCATTTGCCGTAGCCAGGGCTACGCTAGTTGCACTGGCAATGCTCACCCCGGCCGTGTGACCAACGATACCAGCGGTAGAGCCGAGATTGACGATGTTACAGCAAATATTCTTGGCCGCCGTCGGCAGCTTGAAGTAGTTGTTGGTAGACGTACCCACGGAAATCAGATTCAGGGTCGGGGATAAAAGCGCCGTGGCCTGGGTATCGACCGCAGCCGTACCGCCGGAAACCTGGACCGTTCCACAACCGAGAACACGATTGCCGGTCACGGTCATCGCCCCAACACTGGCATTGGTCCCCAGCAAGCTGTTCAGACTCATGGCGCTGGTTGCAACGATGCTGGGCGCGGTGAGAGCCGCCGCCGTCATTCCTGTCGAGCAATTGATGCTCTTGTACACACCCGTCAACGCGGTAATGTTGGACGCCACTACCATGTTCGTCACGGTCGCCGCCGCTGCCACAAAACTTGTGATAGACTCGGCGGCGTTAGTGCCTTCTTCGGCCAACACTCGCCAATAGTACGAAGAACCGACCTTGACCGACAAGAACTGCACCCAATCGCCAGCCGTGTCGAAAGTGATTGTGGTGGTTCCGGCTTGTTTCCAGCCGCCAGTCACAGTCAGCGTCAGGTCGCCGACATAGGTATCGACGACGACCGTACAGATCAATCCTGCTTTTGTCGGCTGTGCCAACGTCCGGGCTTCGGCCGCCGCAGTCACCACGGGGACGACCGCAAACTGTCGATCAATCGTAATGGTTCCGCTGGCACCGGGATCGACCACCAGGTACGGGGAATGAAAGAGTTGTTGGAGTGCATTGGAGGGTTGCATTTTTTGTCCTTTCAAGACAAAGGGGATTCCGGCATTGTGCAGAACAGCGGGAAGTGCCGGCCTTCCCACCCGTGTAATTTATCAATGGGCCTTGGTCACGACCGTAGCCGTCACGGCACCCACATTCGCCACCATCTTGACGAACCGCGAACCGGCCAGCACGCTCGGCATCGCTATGGACTGAGGATCAGTCGCGGCCGTCGGCACCGTCAGTACGCCCGACGTTCCAACGTCGCTACAAAGGTGATACGTACCTCCCGCTGTATCACACTCATAGAACGTCAGGGACGTGTTCGCCACCGAGGGCAAAAGGATTCGGCCGTACAGCATATCGGTAATCCGAAACGCGGCCGTCGTTGACAGGGCCGTCGTAACGGCAACCGTTTGAGAGAAAGATTGAGTGGACATGGAAGCGCTCCAAATTATTGTTGCTACAAGTAACCTTCGTACCCGCCGCCAGCATTCCAGTAGATGCTCGTCGATCTCCGGGGAACAAGCTCGTCGCATGGCTCTTGCCCGTGGTCGATGCCCAGCGTATCCGGCGAAGCATATTCTTTGTCCCTCTGAATCGCCAAAGCCAGCAATGGAACCAGCGCCCGATTGTGAACCCCTTCGGCGTCGTCTAGGTCTCGCTCGGCAGCGGCCAAACAGGCTTCTTCGATGCAGCCCGCCAATACGCTACCGCCAAGTGGATACTGATTCGTCCCGTCCAACTTGATCGGCACCAGCACGCCACCCCCCGTAAGCGTGACTGCCGATTCCGGCGGCGGATAGAACGAAACGCACCGCGTCGAACCCGTGGTCGGATCGAAGGCGCCAGTGGTCAAAGCGTAAACTCGCGGATCGCCGGGCTGGCTGCTTCTGGCCAACATCTGGCGAATATCCAATTCGGGAACCTTGCTGATCTTCTTTTCCCGCACCGCACTGTCGGAAGGATAGCTCAGCGTTCCCTCAATGGTTTCGATGTAGTTTCCGTTGGCATCGACCGGCAATGAGTAAGTGTTAAACCACAGCGAGTAGGAGGAAGCCGTAGTAATCGCCGATCCGGTGTAGCTGTCCAACACAAGGGCGGTTCCGCTGGTATAGGTCGCAACAGCGAATGAACCCACGCTCGGAATGTTCATCCAGCCGTTTGCCGAGGCGGAATAACTTGGAAAAACAGTATCCGTTCCCGTGACGTTGCCAGATACGTCCACGGTGATCGTCCCTGTGCTGTAGGCGGCATAGGTGGTAATCGACACCAAAGGCCGCAGAAACGACCAACGATGAGCCGCATAGATGAATTGCAACCCCTTGTCGATCGAGCGAAGAATCTTTTCGGTTTGCGATGCGCTAGCCACTCCGTCCGTAATGACATCCGCCGAAATCTTTTGCAACCCATAAAGCTGAAATCCGACAGCGTTGACCAGACTCGAATAGCTGCAAATCATTGCCGACGTAGTGGCCGGCGTGATGGGTGTGGCAGTAATGGACATATGCTTTTACTCCGCAACAGTGATTTCCGTGGTATCCGGGCCGCATACGCCAGCCTTGTAGAAAACCAACGTATAGGTTTCGCCGGCATCGAGCATCATCGGGTTTGTCCAACGGCCATAGGAATTAGTGACGGTCCTCGCCTTCATGTAGCTGTCCACACGAAGGTCGGCATCGTAGTCTGATTTCAGAAACGCCTTGATCGTGGCATTGTCGATTCCGCTTCCGCCGGCAGTTTTGTAGGCCAACGCATCGGTCCCTCCCGTATCGTGATCGACGGACGTGTCGCCATCACCGGAACTACTCGAACTAAGTCCCGCCGCCGCAATCGCTGCTTCTGCCGACGCCTGGATTTCTTCAACAGTTGGCACGTCGCTAATTGCCGCGTCCAGGTACGCCAGTTCGGTTGCCAACTCAACCCTAGCTGCCGCCGCGTTCTCCTCGGCCGTGGGCGGCAACCGCGGATACCCCGCCTCTTCGATCAGCCTTCCTAGCATGACCCCAACCTCGGCGTCCGTCATGTTGGCCGAACGCAAAGCGTAGTAGTGATTGCCCTCTCCTTCGACGTGAGTCAGTATCCCGTCGTTCGATACCGACGCCGTTCCGGCTGCCGACAATTCGAGGAAATCGCCCAGGCCAAACACGGCGTAAAATACACGCACTGAATCGTAACTTTCCCAGGTGTATTCGCCGTGAGCCAAGAAATCGTACGCGCCCTGACTCATGTACCTGAGCGGGTTAGTCGTGCTCCACTGGCTTGGGTCTGGCAGAATAATTTCGCCGTCGCCGCCATATGGCGAGCCGCAATCCTCGCCGACAAAAATCACGGGGATGGCCGCTGGACATGCCGCTAGCACGGCCTGGGCTGCCTCTGGGTCGTAGTCCAGATTGGTCTCGTATTGCTCGGTGTACTCCTCGCCGATCACTCCGCCGCCGATCAGGATTCGTGCGACTTTCGCAGTTATGAGTGACAATCCGGTGCCGAGACCATCGCCGCCGTAGTCGGCTTCTGACGCAAACACGTTTGCGAGATTCGTCAGCTTGCCCATCGTCAGGATCGTCACCGAGCCGTCTTCTGCGTCGGCGAGAGCTTGCCGGGCAACCGCGACAGCTTCGCCGTACACGCCATTGAGTTGTGGGCAAGCGTTAATCAGGTTGTCCAGGCCGAACAATAGGGGCGTGGCGGTGGAGCCGGCGGCCTTACCAATCGGAACTGACGAGATGCCGTAGAACGATAGAATCGCGTCGATGAGCTTGTCGCTGTCTCTGAGGTTAGTTTCTGCCAAACATCCCACCAGTTCACAAAGGCCGAGCGTCTGCCAGTGCCCCAGCATCGCCAATGCAAATGCACCGTCGAGGTCTCCGCCCCAATCGTTGGATACCAGCAGTTTTGGCCGGTTCGCAATCGGGATTGGCGAACTCTGCGACAACGGGGCCGCGAATCGGTTCGGCATGTAAATCTCGCCAACAGCCGGGCCGTTGACGATTACACCACCAATCTTGGTTGCGTTGACGGCTTGGTCCGCTGCAAGCAGTACACTTGCCCCAAGGTCTCGACCAGTCTGTGTAACACCACCTACCTTAGTTGCGTCAACCTGGTCTACAACCGCCTTGCCGCGCAACAGTCGCCCCTCGGCCGCAACGTGCAAATCGCCTGACTCTTTCGCGTATTCGTAATACAAGACACCGTCAGTGAACGGAGAGGCGGCCAGGGTGATGGACCATCCGCCATCGGCTTGATGTGTCATTGCGTTGGCCGTTTCGCTTGCATCCCACGTTTGATCGGAGTTTTTCCACCACTTCCCGGCGTTGGTTCCCGTGAGGCATTTCAGATAATAATTAACCGTGCCACTGGTGATGGCCGAGCCGGAGGCCTTCGCCACCATCGAGGCTTTCCGCCACGTCTCGCCGACCAAAATGGAATGAACGTCGGAACTCATCTATTCGGCTCCCATTCTGCGACGGCGCTGCTGGACGAAAGCCGCCGCGCCGGGCATGTGATACTCGACCGCGATGTACGGCCTCAAACTTTCGTTGCTATAACCCGGCGACCAGTAATATCGCTTGAACGTCCCGGCCCCGCCGCCGACCAGGAACAAGACAAACGATCCGCTCGCCGCAAACATCGCTTGAAACTCCGTCAAGTCCGAAAACGTGTAGGTGTGCCATGCCGCCTGACTTTCCGTCGGTGCACCACTACCCATTACAGTGGCCGAATAATCCGTCCCCTCAGTCGAGCAGCCGACACTACCCGCCCAGTTGTTTGTACCGTCCCGCTTGTTCCACGTTCCGTTCGCGTTCCAGCCCTCGTTGGCCGTGAGAATACGCCGGATCGTGTACGTGCCAGCGTTGCCGTATTGGTAGCAGTAGGCGTACAGCGTGGCCGAGTCCACGATTGCCCCGGCGGGCAGGCTCGCCCAATCAGGCCGAGCCAAAGCGCGGGCGTACAACACCGTGTCTTGATTGCCAAGCAGCCAGTAAATCACATCGCCCAGCGGCGTTGTCGGCGCGTCGCCCCGCAACGTGTTGTAGTTGGCCAGCGATAGATTGACGGACGCCATTGATTCACAGCCCCAACAATTTCGTCAGAAAACTAGATGCCACACCGCCTATTACGCCGCTGCCTACCATGCAGCCAATGAACGCCGCGAATCTCAATTCGAGGTTCGCAATTCTCTTGGGATATTCATCCTTGTTGAACCGGCAGTTCTTCGCATGTTCGTCGATCACGATTCGGGCAGCCCGCTCTGCCGCAACCATAGCCACTTCGCGGATGTAATCTGGAATCGGTATCTCTATTTTGTCGGCCATGATTATTCCTGCCCGCTGGACTGAGTTTGTTTATTAAAGGTGCCGCGCGGCGGCCGGAGGCAGTGACCACCGCGCGGCGGTCGGGGAAACAACGCACACGTCAACGCCTCAATCTCAGTCTGGCCAACGGCTGCCGTTCACGCTCCCGATTCGGCAGTATCCGCTGCAAGAAATCACGCAACCGACCCTTGCCCAACCCGATGCCGTGCCGCTCGACAATTGCCGAGTGGTGGCCGTCGGCTGAAACAACAGCCGCTACCGCCGGAACCTCGATGCAATAACCGCCGTCGCACGGCGCGGATAAAACACAAGTCAATAGCAATACTGAAAACATCAATTACTCTCCTTTTCTTGAAGTTCTGCTTTCATCTCCAACGCATAGCCCGCACGCGCGGACTTCTTTGCCTCATTGAATCCTTCGTACCACGCGGTTTTTCTCGCGTCGCCCTGGTACGGACAGACCGCCGCACCGCCAAACCGAACAAACGCCTCTCGGCCCTCCAATCGAATCGCGGCAGCTACGTCAGCGTCGATGGCGTTCATTTTCTAAAATGGCACAAACATCAGCATTTGCGGGTCTATCTGCCGGGCCTGTTGCAAACGGTCAGTGAAGTCTACAGATTCCCGTGCTATCTTCTTGAGTTCTTCAATCCCGCCCGGAGACGAAAGCCACTTGCAAACCTTGTCGGCAGCGGCATCAGCGTCAATGGCGTTCATTGTTTTGCTCCACATTTGCCTCCCGGACAGCATCGCCGCTCATTGCCAGCCTCTTTCCCGCTCGTTTCGGTTGTGCCGTTAGAAGCGGGTGGCGTCGGCGTTGTGTGTGTCGGCGGCTGCCTGGGAGGCGTTTCCATGCCTAGTCCTGCTGCGGTTGATGGAATTCGTAATCGGGCGCGGCCGTCATGCCGACCACCGCCCATAAATCGGAGTCGTAATCGAAAAACCGATCCTCCAACCAGGCCGTGCCGTTCTGGCCCCAACCCTTGCCCCACGAATTCAGAATCTTGAATCGAATCTTATCCCGATCCCAACCAGTGACCAGAATCTCGTGGTTGACGCGACTGGTACCGCCACGGGCGAACGATATGTAGCCATCAGAATCGGTATCGAACCCACCGGCAACGCCCAAAGCCGCCACAACCACGTAGCCACGATTCAACGCCGCACGGAGATAGCCCTTTGGGTCTCGATCCGGCGGGCCATAGACGGCAAGGCATTTATAGTTCGCGGACTTTTCTTTCCAGCCCGACGGCAGCCGGTCGTATGGTCGCATGGCGCCGAACGGCAGATTGCCGTACTGTTGCACGTATTTTGCGGCGGAACTCGCCCACGTTCCGTTGTAGCCGTCGGTCAGATAGGCCAGAAAATATGGCGACAATTCGAGGGCGTTCTTCTTGCCGTATGAAACGTGAATCGCGGCCTCACAAGCCGATGAAAATGCGTTCAAGACGCACGTTCCGCCGGTCTGGTTCTTGCGGAAAAGGCACTGGCTGGTCAGGTCCACCGATGGGCAGTCCTTCGCCGCCAGTGGTTTCAGAATCGCCGAAACACTCGGCCCCTTCCATTCCGCTCCCCTTGGAGTCGGCAACAGGCCCAGCTTGCGGACTTGCCCGCGAATAACCACCTGAGTATCGTCGGCCGGAATACGTGATATGGCCAAGGCCAGAATATCGGCCTTTGTCTTGCCCGCCACTTCGTCGATGCCCAACACCTTGCCCTGATCGTGCCAGATCACCGCCGGGGCCTTCTTACCGGAATCGGCCAAGACTTTCGCCCACTGGTCAAACACGGCCGGGTGCGGCTGTTGCATTACCTCGTCGGGAATCAGGAGCCACCCGCCGTTCTGTGAATCCAGTAACGCACCCAGTTCATGGTCACGGCTGGCTGCCGATAGAGCATCGTCGATATTAAACGCTGAACCGATCCCGACGGCAGACAAAGTGAAGCCGTCAACGGGATCGGGCAGCGGCGGATCGGGCGTTGGAGGAGGCGGCTCCGGGTCTGGGTCCGGCGCTGGGTCGTCTGCTGCGACTGTCAGAACAGCAGAATCGGCCGCAACTCTGCGCCGGCCGTAAGCCAAGACCTTATAGGTGGTGCTGGAAGTCGGCGAAACTTCCAGCGACCCGGAAAACGCCACCTGCTCGCCGTTCAATGTAACTTCGCTTGCATTGCTGGTCTGCCACTCCACCGTGGCCGACTCGCCCGGTTGGATCGTGGATGGCTCCACGGTGATCGACGCCGACGGGCTGCGCCGCCAGCCAATTCCACCCTCACCGGCAATGATTGTTGTGGATACGCTGACAATCACAGCGATTACTAACATTGTTATGCGTTTCATTTTTCCCCTCCATTTGTCCCTTGGTTTTGCCGCTCACCCATGATCGACAGGCTGGTTTGCCGATCATGGAGGCGGAATCGGTGATTGACTACGCACATGCCGCCATCATTTCGATGATGATGGGCGCGATTGTGGCAAAGAACTCGGCAGCGCCTTCCCAGTCGAACCCCAGCGACTTGGCCAGCTTCTTTCGGGCCGCATCCGTGATATGCAACCCACCGCCGGCAACGTAACCGCGTATCTGCGATTCGTCGATGCCGTATTCCTTGCCCAGTCGCAAGATTTTTCGCCACTTGGACCGTGTTTTTCGGCCCAGCTTGATGTCTCGTTCCACCGCCGATTGTTTCGTAATCGCCATTTCAGTTTCTCCTAAAATCAGGTTTTCTTCTTACGCCTCTTTCGCGCTGTGAGTACGGCCCAAGCGCGGACAAAATAGTACATTAACACCCGCCGCCACGTTGGCACGCCCTGTTTGGCCATCGCCTCCCGGAATATCGCGTCGGCCAGAAATCGGGACACGCCGGGCAGGCCACACAGATAATCGTGAACTACGGCCGCTTCGCAATACGGACCGACTGGCGGGACCAGCGGCCAAATAAATTGCGGCGAACTGGCAAAATCAGTGACGAACCCCGTGGGAACCGTTACCTTGATTCCGCCGCCATTTATTCCAAGGGAAAATTGCAGCGGCGATGTAAGCTGAAACAACTGCCGACCGTTGCGGGTGGCTTTGATCTTTTTGGTTTTCAAACTCGAAAAAACTTCTGGCATGATGCGTCCCACTTTCAATGCCGCAAGCCGGCGGCCGTGATCCTGTCACGTACCGCCGGCTGATATCGGCGAAGAAAAAGCCTATCCTGGAACCTGGGCACACGCCCACCAATCGACCGTCATGGTCTGGGCCGTTGTGCCGTCCTTTTGCATGACTGCCATCACTGGTGCCATGTAATCGTTCGGCCACGGAGTGGCACCCGTCGTAGCGCTGGACACAATGCTGCCGGGAACCGGAGAACCATCGACCCACGGCATCACGGTCTTCTCGGTGGCGCTCCAGCGGAATCCCAGCTTGATGTACTTATCCGCAACGAGGGTCGCCACGGTCGCCTTGCTGGCAACTGTCCCGGAGGCCCGTTCGTAATACAGCCCGGCAGCGCCCGTCGTTGCCGCCGCCAACCGCCCGAAGCCAAGAAGACTGAGAGTGGTTACGAAAGCATCGCTGCTGGTAATCGGAACGGCGGTCGCAACCGGCGCGACCCCCGCAGCACCAGCCAGCCCGATGAAAAAGTTGCCAATATCAACGGCGATGCTGGCAACCTTGATGCGGCACTCGAACACCAAATCCCCGGACATGCCAGGAATCACAGAGAAGGGGAACGACCCGTATGGCGTCAACTCGTGCCCGCCCCATTGCATGGCGATTTCGTCGTTGTCATTGATCGCGGCCGTGCCGCCCAGGCAAATCGCCCCATAGCTCGTGGGAGCAACGGACGCCGGGGTAGGCGTGAAGGCCACGTTCGTCAACAGGGAATTTGCCGTCTGGTAGGCAATGTAACGGTTTCCCTGCGAAAAGTATTCGCCCGTGTTTGTCGAAAGGGTTCCGCCGAAACCTACGAAGTCGTCGTAGACGCCGACACCGGAACGGGCATCTTGCAATCCGAAGATTCTGTCGAGAGGCATTTTGCCCCACAACGCAGACGTAAGGCCCAACTCGTCCACTGCTGGGCCGTCCATGTAAAATCCCATGTTAAACTCACTTTTCTGAAAAAGGTTGTTGGTTGGAAATCACCCGCCGCATTTTGGCGAGCCTAGTTGGACTCAGTAACCGACCCAGCACCATCGGCGTGGGTGACGATGAAGTTGTCGCGGCTGCTCTGGCAGACGATCTGGCAAGAGTGGTCCAGGAACCGCCAGCGGCCAAGGTGATTGTCCTTGTCCCGCTCGGGCGGCGACTTGACCATGTTCAAGCTGCTCTTGGTGTAGAACTTCCACGTCGGCCAGTTGACGCCCATCACGGGGCCGTTCGTCTGAGCAACGCCGAGAGTCTGGTTGGTCCAGGCGGGAACCCAATTCAGCGGCACGCCGCGAATGAGAACCGTATCCTTCCACCGGGCCAAGTCGCCACGCAAGTTGTCGTTTTGTGAAGCCGACAACCGCCGAGCCAACTTGAGCCGCGAGTAAGTGGTCAACAACTCCCAGTCCGGCTTGGCGCTGGGCGACAATTCCGAATACGCCTTCGCCGGAGTGAACGAGCACTTGTCCATGCACTCGACGATGGTATCAACGGCGTCGTCCTCGCTGAAAACATTGTAGATGCCGACACGATGCCGCCAGCCGGGATACGTCAGGCGCGAGATTCCTCCGGTCCCGACTGCGGAAAATCCGGTCGGATCGAGTCCCAGGAAATCGGAATAGGTTCCGGCCGTCAACGTGTACCCGGACGTTGCGGCATAAGGAGGCAGCCACCACAGCAGCGAAGCCGGCGGCGGCTTAACCTGGGTTGGGCTGGTCGGACCAGTGCCAAACATCAGCTTTTCCATCAGGGAGAAGAAGCTGTTGTAGAGGCCGTGTTCCTTCACGTCCAACCACTTGAGAATCCGCACGTCGCTGCCGTTGAATTGGTCTTCCCGAAGGTCGTAGGTGTAATTGGCCTTGACGAAGGACCATCCCATCGAGCCTTGGGTCAACGTGTTCGTCCGCGAAGTCGTGTCGGGATCGTGCAAGCCCGTGACTGCGGCGGTATCGTCGTAGTCATACTGCACGTCCCACTTTACCAACGCCCCATCCATTTCGTCCGGCTTGGCCTTGGAAAATAGACGCTGGGCGTAGTAGTATTTCTGCAACGGCATGGAGATGTCGCTCCATGACATTTTTTCGTAGTAATCGAGATTGGCGACAATAAAGTCGTCGATTTCTGTAAGTTGCATCGCTGGCATTTGTTGTAACTCCTAAAAAGAGCCTGCCTACGCTTAGTCCAGTTCCATTTGTCGCCGTAGAGCGGGAAGATTGCTCATCGCTCGCTGCAATGGAGTTGCACCGCTGGCGGGAGTCGGCAATTTCGTACTGCCGCCGCCCGTGCGCCTTTGAGACTGGGCCTTGAGTTTGGCAAGATGCTCCTGTTTCGTTTTGTTGACAATATGCTCGCCGTGAACAGCGAACACCGAACGCTTGAGAAACTCCGGCGTTGGCGAAGGTTTTCCGCCGCGACGTGCCAAACTGCTTCCACGCTCGAAATGATCGTCAAGGACTGCATCGACGTTGGCCTGCTGCTCTTTGGTGAGCGGCTTGCCCTTTTCGCCGTACAGGTCGGCATGACCCAGCGTTTGCAGGTTGTTCAGCGCTTCAATCCGTAAATTACGGAAGTGCTGTTCGGCCTGCATCTGCTCGAAGGACTGAACCTTGGTCCGCAACGCCTTGATTTCCGCCGTAGTGGCTTCGACAAAGGAATTAATGGGGCCTGCGGCATCCTCGTCAATGGTGTCCGGCAGCTTGAACCTCGTCAGATCGGAAAAACGATCATCCAACCGTTGCTGGTCGTCTTGCTGCTGGTTCCTCTGTTCGCCGGCAACTGTGCCATCGTCGGACTTTTGCGCCGCGAAGGCTTTCTTGTCGATCCCCTTTAGAACCACGTCCAGCACTTCACGCGAAGGAATGGCGGCGAGTGATTCGTCGTCCAGTCCATACGCGGCAGCCAGGTCTTTAACGTCGGCATCGCGCCAATCGTCCTGGACCTCTTCGTCTTTGGCCTTGTTGTCGGCCTCGGCGGCATCGTCGGCACCGGAAATCTCATCGGCGGCGACGGAAGTTGTTTCTTCGGCCTCCCGTGATGCAAAACGTCCTGCGGAATCGCGGACCTGATCGGTGGAGTCAGATTCATCCGGCGGCGCATTGACCTCTTTATCGGCCGCCAGTTGTTCATGCAAACCGGCAACATATTTGTCGCGCTGGCCTGCGTCCATTTGCGACCACGCACTGCTTTCTTCGTTTTCGAGAACTGTCGTCATTTCTTCGGCCATCAGAAAATCCTCCTTTGAAACTTACCAATCACTCAGCGCCTTCTGACCCAGCATTGTGAAGCGGCCCAACCCCGTGCATCTCTCCGAACACCTTCATCCACTGCTCGGCCCCGCGAGCCGAAGTCATTTCGCATTTATATCCGTGCCGTGCCGGCACGTACCTGACGCCTTTAATCCCCCGTCGCTGAATCTCGTTTGTCAGCATCTTTACTTGCTTTCGATGGCAACCCAACGAGTTTGACTTCAAGGCCCGCTTCTCGCTGTACACCGCCGTTGCATTCCGGCAACTGGGCTTCACTCCACCTCTTGCCGCCTCCAACGCCTCCGCATCTTCCGGCAAGCGGTAAAATCGGTTCCCGTGAATGACGCCTTTTAAGGTTCTCATCTTCCGGCCCCCACCATCGCACCTTGTTGTCTATTTCCCTGCATCATTTGCCCCATGACCGCCTCCATACCAGTGCCAGTCGGCCCTCTCGATACGTTGCTCCTGGTAACATTACGCTCAGTGACCGGCGCTTTGGTCGCCTGATGCGAGTCCCCGGCAGCCATCTCGGCCTGCATCTGCTTGGCCAGCCGAAGAATCTCCGGCGTGTTGGTGTAGCTGGCATAGATTCGAGTGAACTCTTGCCCGTCGAAAATGCCCGCCTGGATCGCCGGCATCATCTGCAAGTAATCAGCGGCGAACTGCTTGAGCGTTTGCAACTTGGCTTCCGGCGGCCGAAAAACCATGCTGTTCGGTTCGACGGAGAACTCGTAATGGTCAAATATCCCCTGCCGTTTTCCAGGTTCCCAAGATGTTGGAACTCGATAGCCGGTGTTCTCGGCGTCAATAGACGAATCAATCGTCAATGCCTCGTCGTTCCACATCAGACAACCGATTTCGCGGAGAATATCCGATGCAAACTGGTTGACAGCGCCTTTCATAAAAGCGATGCGTCCACCAGCCCCGGCGGCCAGCATTTGTTCCTGTGTTGCCGTATCCGCCGTTGAACCGAGTCCGCCCAACACTCGCTCATTGCCGGACTGCGTGTTGTAGATTTCCTGTGCGGCCAAGAAAAAAGCGTTCGTATTCCCATCAACGCCGGGAGTATTCACGAAAACCGCGCTCTTCGGATCAACGACCATCACATATTCGCCATCGTGCGCGTTTTTATTCGCTTCGCCATCTTTTTCAGCACCCTTTGGGATCAAGACATAGTTTTTCTGCCGTGTGGCTTGGGCGGCGAGTTTCGAGTACAGGCGATTCGTCAGCCGATCGAGGAGTACCAACTGCTGGGCGGGAGTCGATGGAATGACGTTGTCGGGCATGTAGCCGAGCGAAAGGAACTTGTACGGCCCAAGCTCGCTGCCAACATTGTTCTGAACCTTCAATGGAGGCAAGGTGTCGTTGTCCGCCGAAAACGTGACAAGCTGCCCCTGCATCGGAAAATAAATATCCATCAACCAACACATTGGCTCTATCTCATCGTCGTCAACCGAATTCCCGGATGCAATCTGATCGGCCCTGTCGCTATCCGAGTTTTGATTGTTCTTGGAACTCGGCGACATCTTCGCCTTGACCTTCCGGTCGTAGTCGTCCCTGCCTTGAACGGCGTCGAACGACGCCCTGTAGCGGTCGCCATAAAAACGCATCGTGCGAATCGAACGGTTTGGCATATCTAAGATCAGATCGGAGAATGAAATCCGATTGGCCCAAGGCGTTCCAACGTCCATCCACACGTCAGGCTCGACCTCTCTCAGTCCCGCGTCCGCCATTCGGACCTTGGCGGCCCCAAGCAAGAAGAAAGCGTCCAGAAGGCACTCTTGCAGAGTCGTGCGGAGGTCAATGTTGGCCACGACCTTGTTGATATTGACCTCGAACCTGCGGCAGAACGGCCAATTCTTCTGGTTAAACGAGGTAATCTTGCACTGCGGATTGTTGAAGCAGAGGGCAGACTGGTAAATCGAGGCAGTGGTGTTGAGCTTGTTGACGTAGCGGGCTGTCTTGCGGGATGAGTGGGGAGAATAGAGCGGGCCGGCGTAATCGCGCAACATTTCCGTGCGATTATTGTCGAACGGGACCATTGCATCGCGGGATCGCTTGATAGCACTCCACAAGCGGCTCCGATCCTGCGTGCTGAAAACATCAATGGCCATCGTTGTACTCCACCGGCAAGACCCAAGAAACAAAAACAGCCGTCGAAGTGTCAGAGCCCTCGACGGCTGCTGTTTATTGGGTCACTTCACGTCAGGTTGGCCGACCAAACGGGAAGGCTGCCGGTAAATTATAAAAGATCAAGTGGCGGCCCCTGGAATTGAACCAGGCTTTTCTTGGTTATGAGCCAAGTAAGACGCCCTGCCTTCCGGCCGCTTCATCACGCCGCGCCGCCAATACACCCGTCAACAAACGCCTCCATGCCATCCACATCTCGGCTGTCGAGCAACTTGGCAAACTCCGCGCGTTTTTCCGGCGACATTTCCACAATGGCCGCCGCCGCTCCGAGCCTCCCGTGGTCGCCGAGGGCCAACAGGCTGCCGATGGACTCTTCCAGCGGCGAGTGCGGTTCCACGTCCTTGAGCACGTCCCGAAGCCGGCCTATCAGCGGGCCAACGGCCCCGTAGTGCCCGTTCACAGTGAGGTTCCTGCGTGAGATTTCTTCCAAGAACGCTTTCACGTTGACCGCCGCGATTGACGATGGGCCGGGCTTTGCTGGCCGAGCCTCTACCGCCGGGGCATCAACTGGCCAATCCGCCACGAGCGAGCCATCATCATCGATTTTCGCGTGTTCGACAAAGACAACCCCCATTTCCAAAGACACCACAACGCCCCGCCCCTTGACCTCCAACGCCTTCCACCCTTGCCCTAAATCGTGAACTTTGCTCATGTCACCAGCCTCCAAACGCTTTGTTTGAGAATCCAGCAAAATCGCTCTCCTCCTCCCGATTTTCCTCTTCCTGGCGCTTTTGCAACCGCCCCGCCATGCTCCACTGTGATGAATGTTCACCAGCCCCATCGTTTTTGTCAATAGCAGTTTCTCTCAATTCGTTCATCGCCTTGCAGCACAACCCGCCGGCAATCGCCCTGTCCCCATGCCCAGTGCCTTTGTAAATTATCTGGCTTCCGTCAGACTCCCAGCCCCCGCATTCTCTAAGCATATCATCCGACCGTGGTATAAACTCATCTTCATCCATCGCCACGCAAAACAGGTCGAACAGGTCGAGCTTGGCTCCCGGAGAATTGTTTACCCAACCCGGAATCCTGGTGCGTTCCTTGGTGATTTTGTCTTCCTTCACCCGCGTCCACACGTTCCAGTAGCCCAACCCGTGCATGATTTCGGTTCCGAACCCCTTGCCAGTCGGACCCATTACCTCCCAAATCAGAATCGCCTCATGCAACCACCGGCAGATGGCATCCGAAAGACGAGCAAGGCGGATCGGGGAAATGTTCGGATCGGTGTACTCCAAAACCTGCTCACGAGTCGAGGCATTGCCACCGATCAGGCATGAATTGCTCCCGCCGTCGCCGGCAACGCCAGTAGCGATATCGCATCCGACGGCATAAACTCCCTTCGGCGGCTCATTGCTCAGGCCCGGCTTGAACCAGAGTTTCAACGGCCCGCCTTCTTGTTCAAGAAGATGCAACTCCCGATCAATCACTGCCGGCCGACCTTCCCACACTGGCGGCTTGGCGTTTTTCCGCTTCATTTCGTCGAGCACTTCGGTCAAGAAGAGCTTCCCGGCGGCCCCTCTAGGGTTCATATCCAACTCTCGGGCGACGAATCGCGGCGTGTGACCGGGCATCAGACAGAACTGGTCGTACCACGGAGACCGAAACTTGCCTTCCATCTTGTGCCCGCGGCGTTCGATCTTCCTCAACTGCAACGCATGGGTCTGGGCGTATTCGTCCACGTCCGCTTGCTCAAGCCGGTTGACTGCCTCCAGCTTCCCATTCCGCATCACGTAGGCGTTTTTCGTCTGGGTCGGGTTGTCCTTCCAGTCGAGCTTCACCAGCAGCGGATTGTCGGGATCGGTTGCCTCCTCGGCAAAAACCCCAACGTCGCTGCCGAACGTCGAAACCAAAAAGATGCAATTGCTGACCGACGAGACCGACGACATCACTCTCGCGTCTTTTCCGCCCGTGACAAACTCGTCACTACCAAACTCATCCAACGCGAAAACAGTCCTACGACCGCCTCGGCCGCAATCCCCAGTCGCCGCGTACCCCGTAAAACTCGAACCGTTTTCTGGATTGAGAATCGTATGGTCTGTGAGACTTCGCTGGTATCCCTGCGGAAGCATCCAGAACGGAAGTTGATCCAGAGACCAAGCAACCTTGTGCAGAATCGTGTCCTGGTCGGTCATTGAATCGACCAGCTTCTCATTGCGGGTTACAAGCCCGGCCGAAAACATCCGATCGCGGAGAAAACGACGAATGAACACGCCGAGATACCCGTAGGTGCCGCCCTGTGCCCGGCTTTTCACGCACGTCAAAGCCATCGGCTTGAAGGCGGTAATCGCCCGGCTGATGGTCTCGTCCATCGTCTTCAAGACCGGGTCTTGATGAGGCCACGATACAAAAGGCAATACCGGGTTTTCACCACGCGGTTCAAGAACAAACAAAAATGCGTTGAAAAAAAACAAAATGTCGTCCATTGCCGCGTCGTAAAGCGCCCGCTGAATGCGAACGTCGCGGATAGCCGCCTCACCCATACGCACCCGCCACTCAAGATTCTCCTCCAAGGATTTCGGAACGTAGTCGATGAAGTCCGTCGCCGTGCTCATGCTTTCGCATCCCATTCAGGCTCCAGCCACACCCGCCACGCTCCGTGATTTCGACACGGCTTGGCGCTGGCGGAGAAATCCGGTCCCGATGCACACCCCCGACGCATCAAGGTATAGCCAAGTTGCACTGAAATTGAAATCAACTCCGCCTGAATGCGTTCACTGGCCATTGCCAGTGGTATGTTCAAGCAGTCAGAAAAAACCACGATTCGTTCAATCAACGCTGGACTTCTCATGCTTTTGCCTCCCGAAGGTCATCAAGAATCCTGCGAATATCCTCGATCCGCGTCTTCTCACGCCTCACATTCGCGCTCTCCGACTCGTCCACCACCCCCCCCAATACCGGCTTCGCTATCTTGTCGTAAAAGTCCCGCGTACACCCCATGTAGTGCTTCGCCATCCCCACCGCTCCACGACTCGGCGGCGGACTAAATGCCCTCGACAGGTTCAGCCGCTTACCGCTCCCAATCGCCACCAAGTTTGAATAAACCCACTGAACCTCCGCCTTGTAAGGTGCCGTCTCCGGTATCTCCGGCCACTCCAACGGCAAAACCAAGTTCCCAATCCGCCGTATCTCCACCATCGGCTCTTCTGGGACAGCCTTCTCCGATTCCGAGACAACCGCTTCCTCCTCACCCGCCGCTGCCGACTTCTCCAACCTCGCCAACTCCTTCTCCCGCTCCGTCAACGGTGGAAACGCCTTCTCCATCTCATCCCACGAATACTCCACCGCCGCCTTCATCATCAATCGCTTTTTCGCCTCCTGATATACCGCCGCCTTGTAAGTCAAAGCCTGCTCCCGACGGCCAGGTACCAGCTTCTCCTCGTCCCACAACCGTCGGTCAACCGCCGCCTTCCTCGCCTTCTCCGATTCGCTCGACTCGATACGCTTGATCGGTCGTTTTGTCGCCATCTCAATCCCCCTTTAAGCATATAACCTATATTAACCATACAAAAACCGTGTCGGTTTGGATAGGTGTAAACGATAGCGGCTCGCGCGCAGAAACCGGGGGGTCCGGTACAATTTCCTGCCAACCAAGGGGGCCCCACGACCATAACATCAACAGCATCAACGACTTGCAATCAATACAAGCGTGCCCTCGTATCGAACGGCCTCTCGAACCAGGCCAATTCCAGGCCCTTTTCACCCCCAATGTGCGCTATGCTCACCACACAAATAGCGCTGCGAAGTAGCTCCTGCAAATCCTTCCATTCAAGCCGGCCGGGCCATGCCCCTCGTTGTGCCCCCTTGCGCCTTCTGTGTTTCATTGCCCTTTGAGGCAAGCCGGGCTGGCGAGCGCAGCGCTTCTTGGTGCTTGCGGTGTTGGTTGGCTTCGAGCCGGGCAGCTTGTTGGCTGTGAAGAGTTTCTAAGCGGTCGAGGCACAATGTTTTTGGAGGGGGAGATTCGGACCGAGGAGTGCGTCGTCTGTGGTGATGTCTGGCTGTCTGCTTTCCCCCCCACAAAAACAAGACGGGAGGCCAGGCGTGAGTGGGTTGGTGTTCACGAGGCCCGAGGCCAGCGGCGTTGAGACCTGAAGAGCGTCGGAAGGTCGGCCAAGGGGCCGAGTCAGTGCGCAGCGTCCCCCATCCCATCCACCCGCAGATATCGCCCTGCAATGCTCCGGTGACCCGATCAGGGGGCGGAGACCCTCGGCGTCGTCACGTGCGTGTTAGCACTCTGTTGTGCGTGGCTGCGTGACGAATTCATCCCCACCGTTTGCCCTGAAATGCTACGATCAGAGCAGGGAACAATGGGGGCTGGCTGCTTGATGCCTGTTCCGCCATTCGCGGCCTGGGCGATCCTCGGCGCAGCCTGATTCCGTTTGCCAACTTGGGCTATGTTCTGAAGGCTACGAATTGCCTTCTTCTGTTGATGCAAGCCGATGACCGATCGTGTGAGTCGTTGTCGTCGCTTGCTCATGGCTTCCCTCGATAAGAGAGGAAAAAATAACTCTGAGCAAAATACCACGCACGTCGAAACCGTGTCAATAGCATTCCACCAAGAAACACAACCGGCCGGTCCGTTGTCCCAGGCCGGCCAGATTGTGCGTTATTTTTCCTCTCGGAAAGCTACTGATATATTACTATTCCGATAAACTATTGTCAATAGGCATTTTCCCCGCAATTTCCGCCCCTGGATTTCCCAAGCCCTTGCCCCGCCTTGCCTTACGTTACAAGTTTGCTTGCATTCCCAAAATACAAGGTGTCCAACATAGCTGTATTTCTTTCGTAAGTTGTTGCGTGGCAGCGACTTAAAATTATTCGGATTTTCTGGACTTGACTTAGTTACAACGCCGATGTATATTTCATGCAGTCAGAGACCGCTACACTCTAACCGCTACATTTAATATGAGACAAGATGCCTTCTTTGAGACTGTCGATTTTCCGCTGGCAGACCTATTCGAGGCGGCAGAGAAGCCCCACCAGGCCCGCCAGTGCGTTCCGGCGACCCAGGCCACCGCCGGGCCATCATTGCCAACCAGGCCCGCCAGCGAGCCCCCGCGGTGCCTGCGGTGCGGAAAAGCATGTTCGGCCATGTTTTGCAACGCCAAGTGCCGCGCGGCGTGGATCGGCGGAATGAACGCTTGGAACGCCCGGCTGGCCCGGACGACGATTACAGGCGAGCAAGCCCTTTTAACACAGGAATAGGTGACACAATGACCGCGAACCCAATCCAACTCGACAGCGGATGCGTGTACTGGGACGAGACGAACAATCCGCCCCGGCCGCTGGCCCAGGCCGGTCTGCTGAATCACGCCCTCGCCATGCGGGGCGTACCTGCCGTCGCCAGAAGAGATCGAAAGCGAGCGGACAGAAAACGAAATTACAACAGAACCCAACCTAAAGGAGAATCAGTGATGACGGACACGAACATGAACACTGGCGACTGGAACACCGGCAACTGGAACGCCGGCGACTGGAACACCGGCAACTGGAACACCGGCCACAGGAACACTGGCAACAGGAACACCGGCAACAGGAACACCGGCAACCTGAACGCCGGCGACTGGAACACCGGCAACAGGAACACCGGCAACAGGAACACCGGCAACCTGAACGCCGGCGACTGGAACACCGGCGACTGGAACACCGGCAACGGGAACACCGGCAACTGGAACACCGGCCACAGGAACA